TTCCGACAACCTCCGATCGATCTCCGCCCATGTAGGTGGGCTCCCAGTCGGCTCCAAAAGGTCCTCCGCCATCTGCGAGATGGCTGTGTCCAGGTGGGCACCAAACACTTCGTGTGTCGTCTTTTGAGCAATATCGGACGTTATCGTCGAGAGATCCTCGAGCTGGTTCAAGGTGCGCTCTTCCGGGTCCTGACGGTGCAAGTAACCGTTTGACCCCCAGCAAGGAGCTTGGGTTTCGCAGGACCAAATATCCCTGCAAATGTTGGGTTCCAGATTCTCCTTGTTCAGGTTGGAAGACAAGGAAACGGACTCTAGACTCGTTGGCGATATCCGTTTCTGCCTCTCCAACCTCGGCGGTTCCAACGGCATCGACATGGCGCGGTCCATCAATGATTTGTCGTAAATAGATGACTTCATCGTAAGTATAGTTGTTCAAAGTAAATAACCACGCACGAAACCGGTGGCTGCGATTTCCCGCCATTAAATTATGATTGAGTCCTGGCTTTGAACAGCTGGTACTCTATGGTGAAATCGAATATACTGGGAACGCGAAGAGTCGCAACTTGAAGTTCATCTCGACCTCTTCGCATATTACGACAAAATTTTGGTGGTTCCCCAAAAATCTGGGTGGTTAACCCCCCAGACCCCCCAAAAGCCACTTGCACTATCGTAAGCAAGTGGCGGCCACTTGGCACGGTCAAGCCGCCAAGTGGCACAAGGTGACGGTAATACTAAGGACCCTGTGCCACTCGAATTATCGAATGGCCCATGGTCGTCCGTCACCTTGAGTACGTACTTGCGTACGTACTTTTGGGGGGTTACGTCATAATATATTATTATGCCGCCACACAGATTTTATAGAGGAGCACGAGTTTACACAGAGGATGAAATGCGTGCCATGGGATATTCCTGGGCCAAAATCCGCCGTATTCAAAGACAAGACGCAGCTGCGCAAGCAGCCGAAAGAGATAGACTAGGTATAGGACCTACCTACCTTAATCACCGAGATCCTGCCTGGGAAGCACGCAGAAGAGGAATAACATGGCACCCCGTAGATGGAGTTGTATGGGAGGATACAGGAGAACCTGCTAATTACCACCCTAAAACAGACACATTTACTAGAAAACATCAAGTCCAACACGACTCACATGTAAAATACTGGAGGGCCAGACGAAACGAACAACAAGCAAGAGCAAGAAGAAATTTCCTAGAAGCCCAAGGAAGACAACGTGCTGCCAAGCATGGGACATGGATCGGTAAAAATGTACTCGATCTCACGAAATAGCCAGACATTCCTGATGTTACGTAGACGGAACCCTAACCCTAACCCTAACCCTAACCCTAACCCTAACCCTAACCCTAACCCTAATCCGCAGCCGAAGGCGCAGGATGAGGGTTTGGGTAGGGGAATATTGTATGCACCTGTACCTAAACGGATCCGTCGTTAATTATTTTACATTCTACAAATTACTTACGCCGTCTCATAACCTTCTTCCGACCCCGAAACTTCCTCTTCGGTGCCAGCCGCCTTCTGAACATCAGCCCTTGCAGCTGGAAATCTCTGTCCTTCAGAATCTTCTTGTACAGGGTTAATGCCATCGCTTCTACAACAAGTACTTATAAAGAATACGTGAGAAAATCGCAAAATTACTCTGAGGTACTCTGCCATTAAATTATGGCAATTTAACGATATTGACGATATCTGCGACGTGTTCTAGAAAGCATAGCTCTTGTACGAACAGGGTAGCTGCGACGAGCAGTGATCCTACGACGAATACGCCTAACAGGTGTACGAGACACTCTTCGGCGAACTGGTCTACGCGTCGTGGTTCTGCGAGCATAAATTCTACGTGCCATATTGATTAAATTATGACTGATTACAATAATTTACACAGGATAGGGTGGGTTGAGTACGTCCGGCAAAACTGGATACTTAATATAAGGCTGACCAGTAGAGATTCGAACATACCCATATTCAGGCGAACCATATACCGTGTAACCACCAGTATAATTGCGCGGATCCTGAATATTAGTCGGATGTACATTTAACACATACACAGTAGTGTACGCTCTAGGATATCCATGCAAACCAAGCTCTACTGATCCAGCATGATATGCCTCCCAATGACTAGGAGTATATTGTACAGAATCCAAACTCCTGTAGTACGCACTCCCGTTAAATATCCACTCAGTAGGCAATGGCTCAAAAGGCTCAGACCCGCCATTTTGGGTATTGCCAGATCCTCAATAACTCCAATGAATGTTCTTAATCAATGAAAAATTGTCAAGAACATCCCAATCGGTAAAATGAGGGACAGATCCTGTCTCCGACGACGAAACAATGTTTCCACCCATAACGATATCAGTTGAAGTATCGTTAAGGGTGTGACTTGTGTTATAAGTACTAACATAAACTACAGGAACAGCAACGAACTGACCATGAAGATCAAAACGTGGCGAAGCAGTAGTATAGTTTGCATCAGTGCTTGGCAACGTAGCACGATAGTTGACCATGTTCGTAAGCTTCTGGGTAATATAAGATATTCCCGAATCACCCAATGCACCCAATTTAGCAAGACCAGACTCTGTCAATGTCACAAAAATACCATTAGTCAAGGGATCAACATGTGTGTCATTGACATCTACAGTATTGGTAACTGTTGCAGACACATCAAGCGATTCATTCGTAACATTCACGTTAAGATTTTCATCCATGACATTCACATTCACAGAATCGTTAGTGATATTGACATCCGTAGGTGCTGGGTCCTCCTGCTGAATACCATCAGTCGTGGGATCATGATCAATCCACACAATCTCCTCATCTGTCGTAAGTCTCCGCCTCTTCTGATCCACAGTATGCAGCTGAAGATTGTCATATGTGTCCAAGTTCATCATAGCAGAGCCAGCCAAGCTAGCGTCATTCAGCTCATTCTTAGCAGCAATAATCTCTTCATAGGTAACACCACTATCCACAGCGGCTTCCAAAGCCATAGCCGCAAGCTTAGGATCACCAGAGCGCCAAGCACCAATAGCAAGAATAGCGCTCTTAACCTTTTTCACAGTGTGTGGATGACCATCCATCCATTCACCAACAGTCTCAATGGTGTCAGGGATAGATGGCATAGAAGAAAAGAATGTAGCAATCTTCCGACGAAGTTTGTCAAGAGCTTCATAAGTACCCTTTACTGCCTTCTTCTGACGATCAGGAGTGGTATATTGCAATTTAACCTTACCTTTGATAGATTGACCACCGGTTTGTTCGGTACTATCCTCTTCCATCACAGACTCATCAAGATTCTTATCGGCGCGAGAAGCCGTGAGTCTGTTTCTTCGCCAATCCTTAAACTTAGTAGACTGACGCTCGGCCTGAGCTTTAGTAGCCTGACCATCAGTCAAAAGTCGAATATACCGGCCATCAACGTCTCGCGCAGAAACGTCGTTAAACATAGCGGAGTACATTCTCTTGTCGTCCATATAATGCGCAACATCCGGCTCTAACTTAAGATCCTGCTCCGTAAAATCGTCAGGAGCAACACAAACTGCAGGTATAATACTTTCATAATACCTGCCGATGACCTTGAACGAAGTTGCAGCATGATGAATACCAATTACTTTCGAACCAGCCTTTTTTTCAGCCGGATCAATCTGACCCGCTGGTTCAATAATTGTTCTGGCCTTCTTGCCAGTAACACCAAATGATACATGAAATCCATGTTCATTTAAAATAGAAGAGGTATCTGAGTCAAACTGTCCAGTAGTATATACAGCCTGAGTTGGATCATACGACTTAGAAGGCAAACGCAAAGTAAGCGTCTTGCGCTTGCCAGCCAACACAATGACTTGTTGGCGATACACTTCAGTAAATGGAGGTACAGATAAATCCATGTGTCGTTCACGCATCTCAGACCCCCATTTACCATTGGGGTTAAAGTTCTCAACAGCTAACGCCTCATCCGCTGCTGGGTTAAGACCAGCGGCTGCAGGAATCTCATCCATATGGCGATATTTAACAAGCACATTGGTACCGGCTCTTACCGCCTTAGCAGTATTCCTCTGATTCAAACGCAGGCTTGACGGTAGAAACTTGACCTTCGGGTTAATATAAATATCATCAGGTCTATGCTTCATCGCCCCAGCGCCATCATTCATTAAATCAGAATTCGAAGCGCGAATACGAGCATCCATCCAATTCTCACCATAATGCTCAAAAATACGGTCAGTAATGCTTTGGTTGCCAGCACCAACACCAATTGCCATACCATCTTTAATCTTGTGAACAACCATGTCCACAATCATATCAGAGTCAGACGTATTCACAAAGGTGTAGTAACAAGCACCAGATTGAATCTGGGCTTGATACTTTCCAATAGGATGCTTTGGTTGCCAGCGAGCCTTAATAGAAGTAGCAGGGTCAGCAGCAGCATACCCCTTAAAATGACGATCATTGAGCAATGATATCATAGAACGCATTTGACTCTGTCCTTCTTTAGAGTCGTGGATAACATCAGTCAATAGCGGCTCGGAAACAAGCTTATCACTAAGAAAATACCGCCGAGTCGCAATATTATCAGCGTCCTCTTCAGTAGGATCGGCAACAGCTATTGCCTTATCACTACTTTTATGTCCAGCAAACGAGTTAACATCCAAACCAAAGATAGCAGTCGGTTTGGCATTGCCCTGAGCATCTATCTCTGGCGCCATCTCATTAACATCCATGTTAGGGGTGTTAAGCGTCCAATCATTCTGTTGAGACACAGACAGGCCATAAGGTAAACACTTACGACGGTTCAAATTCCAACTCAAGTCTTCCATAAACTGAAGACTATAAGGCGAAACAAACTCACGAACCTGATCGACTACTAAACCAGTAGGTTCAAGCTGTATCTCATCAGTGCTCAATTCAACACCATTATAACTCACGGTATGATCAGGGTCCTGAGTACGGCGAGGGCACAGGATATCTTTCGCAGGATCACTAGACCAATGACCATTTTCGCCAACATTAGGACCATGAAATGTGTGACGAAGAAGACTAGTAAATACCTTACGGTAATCGCGTTTACTCTCGCCGCTCAACAAAAAAGCAGTTTTCAGCACACGCTTACCAACAAACGATTTGTTAAATTGCTCTATGGACGAGCGCAAACGGTCGCTGGTACCTAGCGAGCATATGGTCGTAGGTTGCTTGGCTGATTTCTTTGTAGACGGTTCGGCGCGGATTAATTGCGCCATGTCAAAAAACAGTAAATTATGATTGATTATGTAATAAAAAGAAAAGAAAAAAAGAAAAACTAAGCGGGTACAAATCCGGGTACCATCGCTTCGGGTTCATCGCCCATGTATTTAATATGGGTGATGCGGCGCAACAGCTGGTTCAAGTCTTCAGCTGTGCGAGAAGCCCACATCACAGTCGGGTGGGACGGACACGTAATATAGACTACACGTGCGTTAAACTGCAAAGTTCCACCTTTTACTTGAACCTGATAAGGGTATCTGTCCAGTAAATTCAACAGTACGTGAAACTTGCAGAAATCGGCGCGATAGTCATCGATAATGACATCGCTCACGCCATCGTATCCATCCCACCAGAAGTGGTCTGTGGCTTTCCAATACGCGCCTGGGCTCTGGTCGTAACACCAACGCGATTTCCCACATCCGGTGGGACCATGCACCCAATAAATAGTTGGGGCTTCGCTGGGGTCGCGCCGTTTAGAGCACGCGGCGGCGAGAGCGCAGATTCCACGGGAATACTGTATAAACGCCTTCGGGTGGGCGCGCGCCACTTCTCCGGTGGTAGTTCCAGACAGCAAATCTTCTGCAACTCGAGCAAGGTCTGAGCGGCTGCCTGATCCGCGTCCAGTTCCGACAACCTCCGATCGATCTCCGCCCATGT